GCTTCTGGATCATCCATGCTAAGATTAAGATATGGGTCTTCAGAAGAAAAAGCACCTAAATCTAATGGAACTTCACCTGGCAAAGAAATTGCAGAAGCTATTTGAGGATCCACATCAACGGCGTCTGGCATCTTGCCAGGGACACCATGCATGTCGTCAAAAAGTAATTCATCATCATCATCATGATCTGCTATTTCTCCTAAAAGCTGATTCTCGATAAGATCTTTAATTCTTGGTGTAACAGCCTCTAGAATTGCTCTTTTTGCATTGTCTTCAGCTATTTCTTTAAGCTTTTTGACATCCGCTAGAGCTTCCTCGTACAATTGCTTGCTCATTTGAGTCCTTTCAAGTTACCAATATTGTCAATAGCTAATTATTAGCATTTTTCTCAATTTACGATATTTTCTTAAAAGAGATATCAAATCACGATTTTTTGCTACTTCCTAGTTCAATTTGAGAATCAACAGACGTTGCTCCGACCAGCGGAGAAGATAAACTTGGCGATACGGTTCCAAGATTTTGTCTGTTTTTGCTATCAATAGAAGTAGATGATATGGTAATATTCGGCTTATAAGCTTTTGCATCTTGTAGTGTTGAAGATACTCTTTCAAAATTAACAACTATAGATGCTGAGACGCCAGAAGCACCAGGTGATGCTAAATCGGGCATAAAAGCATTTGAAGGATCTCCAGCAACTGATTTAACTGGATCTATAAATTTTATTGCTGAAGTATCAGGTAATGGGACCGCTGAAGTTCCGACAAAGTATCTTGGTTTACTTTTGTCGTCAGTTTGAATTAAAACGCCGTCAGTCTTTAATGTCGATACAAACGTCTCAGAAATTGAAGCTGCAGCACTTGAATTGTCAGACTGATTAGATTTAGACGTAGATCCATACAACAAACCCTTCTCATTAGTAGTCATGGGACTGCTATTAAAAAGCTTGTGTAGCCTACTGTATTTACTAGTCGGGCCAGGAATAGGAATACCAACAAAATCTGTGTATCTACCTTTTCCCGGCCCAGACATTATATGAACCTACTATATCAAGCAGAACCTTGTGATTTACCCATGGTTAAATCAGTTCCGATTGGAATAGATCCAATTGAGTTAGAAGTTACCGCAGGTGACTGAGTGCCTAAATTATTAGCAGCTTGTCCTACTGCAGTAGTTGGTGCTGAATGATTTGGCTTCATGTCAGATGCACCTATCTTTGTAGGACCATGAGGCGCAACATTTACTGCATCTGTTCCTGTAGCTCCTGGAGAGCTGATGTCTGGAACATAAGCATTCGCTGGATCTCCTGCTCTGTTTTTTGTCGTATCAAATGCTTGTGCACCTGAATAGTTCATCTGAACTCCTTGAGGAAACATTTGTGCATCTCCCGAGCCAGCGCTTAAAAGATTTTTTGCATCAGCAACAAGAGTGTCAACAGGAAATTTTCCTCTATCGTTAGCAGACTTTGCGTTAAATAGCGCGTATCTAGCATCGTAACGAGCTTTGCTAGCGATATCTAACGGTTTATAGTTCGTGTATCTACCTGATCCGGGTCCAGACATAAAATTTTTCCTTTAGTAAGAATTTAATCGTCTAGAATGAGATCACTTCCAGCTATTCTTTAGCTCAGTAATCTTTTCGAGACGTCGACGAAGACGTGACTCTTCAATCTTGAGAGCCTTCATAAAATCAATAGAAAGTTCGTGAGCCTTATCAGATCCAAGCTCATCTGCGTCGAGCTCAACAGCATCCTTTGCGCGATCCTCTGTTGAATCCATCTCGCCGAACTTTGAAACTTCTTCTTCAATGATTTGCTTTAATAACTTGCTTGTTAATTTCATTTTCGTATCCTTAGACTGTTGTCTTTTACTAAATATTCGTTAGCGAAAAAAGAATTATTTATTTGGACTATTTGCAAAAGCTAAATTTGCCCATTTTGATGCTGCTTCTTCTCCAAAGATCTCTTCAGGATCTTTAGACGCAACAATATTTTCTACAATTCCAACTGGACCTAATTTGGTGGGTGCTCCCGATCGGTCATTTTCTAGCATTGTGGGTAAACTCTTCGCTGCAGTGTCAGCAAGAATTTCTGCCATTATTGGATTTCCACCTGATTCTTGTAGAATTGCTTGATGAAGCGCGGGTGACTCTCTTCTCTTTGTCTGAATTTTTTGTTGAGTTTTATTGATTAATGTCTTAGATGATTCTTGAATTGGAGTTTTTGAAGTAGTTGCACCAATTCCTTCGCTAAGAATTTCTACAAGGCATTCTTTGACAATTGATTTTAGATCTGATTTTGTTAATTTCATCAAATTTACCTTTCTGCTGATCAGCCCACGCCACTCCAACCACCAAGAATTTCTCCACCAGTTGATCCCGATAAAGATCCCGTAAGAGGAGGCATCTGAGCACTTGAAATCGTTGTTAAACCTGCATATAAGCTAAAACTAATCGTATTGCTAGAATCAGCTCTAACGTAAACTTCTGTAACTCTAGCATCAAGTGTCACTGTGCTTCCAAAATCAACAATAAAGAAATAATTTCCACCCACACCATTGACGCCATTCGCAGTAAAGCCAATACGTAATTTCTTTGTAGATGTTTCGTTATTTCTAATAGTAATACTCTTAGACACTCTTGGAAGTGTGTACTTAATAACATCTGTCGTAGATGTTGATCCTGTAATAACCCATGGTAAAGGTGATACTTGAAACTCTGGTACGCTGAAGAAGCCCGATGAAGGATTGTTTAATGCCATTTCTATCTCCTGATCTCTAGAATATTCTTTTTTATTGTTTCTTAGAAACTATCATCTTTTTAAACTGAGAATATCGTTTAGAATTCTGTCAATTCTATCGGACTTGTTAAAAGCATTCTTCAGTTCGTGAGGATTTATTGTCTTCCCCTCTGGAAGCATAAACGCTCCCGGCGTTGAAGGTTCAGATACGAAATCCCAGCAGATCAGCTGAAAATCGTCTTGAACGATATGATAATCACCTTGTTTCTTTGTGGTTCCCACACCTCGAGAAGAAATTCCAAGCTTTACACCAGATTCAATTAGTGACTGAAGTATCTTTCCTGAAGGTGTGTCAAGAATTTCAACAGTACCGTATACAACTTGTTTATCAATATTAGCTTCTCTAATAAGATGTGAAGCATTTTTTAAATTGACGACAGAGGAGTCAGGGTGATCAAGCTCACCAAGCGCTCTATTCTCGACAATAAATTTTTGATAATTTCTAACCTCTCTCTCGAGCACATCAATAGGATAGATTCTTCCATTTTGATTAAGTGTATCAGCTTTTTGCAAGATACCTTTCATCATCACTTTTCCACCATTTTTGTCGCGAGATTCTTTAATCATCTCTGGTGTGTAATCAAATATTTCGTAAGAATTTAAGAGCTTAAGATCAGCAGACATACATCACTCCTTTAACTCAAGCTCAGAATTGAGCTTTGAATAAATCATAAATTTTGTTATTGTTGAATCATCAACAGTTTCAATCCTCTCTTTCAAAAGTTCTTCTTTTGTTTCAAGAAGCTTTTTAGATAAGTGAGGCAAAGATTTTGTTTCTTCAGCGTAAGCATCAATGCTGTTTATAAGATTGGTTCGCACTTCTTCTAACTTAGTTCTAAGATGTGTAGAATCTTTAGACTCTGTCGAGAGTGCGTAAGATTTTATAATACTCTTTTGTTGATCACTCAATCCAGAATATTTTTCATTAAGCTTCTTTGTCATGACAGACATTAGAAGACGAGAAGTTCCTGCTGAATCTTCTGAAATTGTATGCTCATTCACTGACTTCTTCGGAGTCAAAAGCCAAGAAACAAGTTGGTCTTCATACTCAGCAACTCTAGAAAGATCAGCGTCGTCTGATCTCCACTCATTTATTAGTTGTTGAATAGTAGCACACATTCTGTATTCAGAAATATGTTGGTCATAAAATCCTGCATCGTTGATAGTATGATTAATATTTCTGATTAAGAGAGACTTTTCTCTGTTGAGGTCTTCAACATTTATTTGAATCGCAGCATCTTTTGCTTCTTTTAGAATTCTTGATGCAACCTGAGGAGAAGAAACAGATGTTTTGATTAAAGAATTTAAAAGTCTAAATTCTCTATACAAATTTGTTCCTTTTTTAAAGTGTCTTCTTAGTATCTTTAACGCAGCTGAAGACTTTTTCTTGTCGTTCTCGACAAGAGATTTAGAAATAGACGAAATTAAAAACTCATATAGCAGTATAGAGTTTCTTTTCTTGTTGTGGTTCTTGCTCATCACTGTAACTCCTCATTGTCGCTGTCATCTAATTCGATTCCTGTCACTTCAGACAGTAGGTTTTTTGTTGCAATACTTTTTTGGAATGTTGGTGAGGATGCCATCTTTTTTAGTGCTGACATCACATCGATTCCTACTCTTGTCCTTGACTCCTTAAACGGATTAGAAAGTGCATTATTTATTCCTTTCATATCGTAAGGATCTGTCATTGCAAGATCATCGCTGCTCAAAGAATCTTCCCACTTGGGCATGTGAAGTTTTGCTGGTCCTGTGTGACGAATTCTAGACCTATTGCGTCTAATTCTGTCAATTTGATGTTGTGCTTTGACCGGTGTGTTAATATCTTTGAGATTAAATTTAATTGAAAAATCTTCGTCGTCATTATCGGGATCATCTGACGAAAGAAGAAGGTCTCGCTTATCGCCTTCATCTTCAGGATTGTCTCCTGCGAACAGATCTTCTCCGCCGCCTTCTTCTCCTCCTGCCTCTTCTTCGCCTCCGCCACCAGCTTCCTCACCTTCAGGCTCAGTTGATGTCTCCTCGCCTGATGAGTCTTCTTCTCCTTCGGGTTTTGCACTTTCAATTGCTTGATCAACCATCTTTTCTTTAAGGCGCTGATCATCAATTTTCTCGCACTGTTCGTTGCTTAATCCCCAAATCTCTTTTCTAATAAATTCTTTGCTCATCTGACCTTCAGGTGCAGATCCTGCAATTTCAAACTTTGATCTCCAGAGTTCAAGCTTTTGTTGCTGTGCAATAGTCGAAGGATTTGGAAGTCTCAGAACGAAATTCTGTAAATCTTCGTCATCGAATCCATGAGAATAAAGATGAATAATTGCAATCTTGTTTAATTCAGCTAAAAGTGTCTTTTGAATTACAGCAATTGTTCTAGAAAAACGAATGTCTTCTTGAGCTAATGTCGCCTTTGAGCTTAAAGACTCATCGTATCCCAGATATGCTTTTGGAATCTTTAAAGCAGCAAAAAGCTTCTTTTGAATATAAGCAACGTCTTCAACTGCAGCAGCATTTTGACCACCTGCAAGCGTATCAATTTTAGTACCAGATTCTCCGCCGCGGACCGGAATGAAATAGTCTTCATCTACTGAAAGAGGATTATATCGAAGATCCACTCTTCCCGTTGCTCTGTCTATAACTTGACTCGATCTAAGATTCTTTCGCTGTTCTTCAACATACATTGGAACATTTTCAGGAGGAATGTTAGCTACGTCGATATAAAATACACGACGTTCTGGTGCTCGAACGACTCTATACACTAACATTGCATCTTCAATAAGAATTAACTGTCTCCAAATTCTTCTTGCAGCTTCGACAATTGAAGAACCGTATGGCAAGAAAGCATCATTACCTAAGAGTCTAAAGTGAATTACTTCCCAATTCTCAAGAGTCTTGTTTCCCATCGTGACCCACTTATACCGAATCGCCATGGGATCATCTGGATCATAATTTTCTTCTCTAAGAATTTCATTAACGGGTATAGGAAAAACATTAATTACTCCGTGCTCAGGAGAGACGTCGCAGTACAGGAAAAAATCTCCGTACTTGACTAAATTTCTTGCCCAAGAACGAAGATTAAATTCTACGTTAAGGATATCGTAGAAAAGTTCTTCTAAAACTTCCTTAATCTTTTCATTCTCTGAATGAATATGAAGAACTCGACCTCTCTCATCTTGAGCGCATGTCTCGTCTGCGTAAATGTCAAGGGCGCTCGCAATCTCAGGTGTGTTGTGAGAAACGACTGTGTCTGTAGCGAAGTTCTTATAGCCGTCGACAGTTAGATCATACAGCGGGATCACACCATGATAGTCGATAGACGCAACTTTAAGATTTTCGTAGTTATGAGAAAATTCAGTGTAGTTTTTATAACCTTGTTCGGCAAGTCGCTTAGAAAGAATTGTATCTGTCGTTCCCAAAGACTGAATTAGATCCTTCTTTGACATGCCTTTAGAAAAAATTGAGCATATTCTGTCAAAGGTAACTGAATGATTATATCGAGGATTATTCTCGCCTTGGTTGTTCCATCCTGCGTTGTGCCAATCTGGGTTGTACGCCTTTGCGAATGTTTGGAAATCTTGATATCCGTGCTTTCGTAGTTTGCGTTTAATTACATTCGGATCTGTGTCAAGAACTTCGCAAAGCTTTTTTGAATTAAAGTTAACTCTTTCAGAAACTTCAAGTATCCTGCCAAACGTAATGTCTTTTCTCTCGGCTGGATTGTTCTCTGACATGAACTTAGAATGATTGATCTTGAACTGTTGAATCCAGTCAGAATTTTGTTCAGACCATTTAGCACCGTTGAGAATCTCTGCATGAAGCTTTTGATGAGCTTCACTTGTCATCACCTGGAGGTTTTCGGGTCTATTGTCGTATTTGATGAAATTTTTGTGGTGAACGACTTCGTCGTTTGTCAAAGGAGAACCTTTTATCATTTCTCCGACGACTCGATGCTCAGATACCCATCCATTCATCTTCGACCGTCGATCCATTGTGTAGATCCAACGATAACCTTCACCTTCTTCTTTGCAGCCGTTAAAAAGATCCCGACGATAGAATGGCATCATTGCATCGCCAGTTTTAAGATCTTCAATCTTGCAGAAGGTTCCATCGCGCTTCATGAGTCGATGGTTAGGAGTTCCGATGATCTTCTGCCCGTTGTCGAAAGTAACTGTGTAAGCGTGATCGGTTCGGGTTTGTCGAGCTTGTTTACCCCAAGCTGGAATAATTCTTCCTAAGTTATGATCATAAGAATAGACTAGGAATGTTTTGTCTGGGTCTGAAGAGCATTCTTCAGCAAGATCTTTAATTTTCTTATAACCGTCAGGTACTGCGATTAGAGTATCTCCATGAAGACAGTATTCCATCTCAACGAAGTCTTGATACCTCATCATTCTTTCAGAGAGGTTATATGCGTTAGCTGTAATTGTTGTGTAAGTAGGTGCTACACTCTTTTGAAAAAGTAGAGTTCCGCTACTCTTTGAAGAATCAGGTAGCGCTACTGTAGTGTCAAGACCTCTAATTTTTCTCTTGACTATCGGTCCGCTCTTAAAGAGTCTTGTTAATTTTTGAAAAAGAGATTGTTGATTTTTAGCCATAACTTTTGCCTCTTCACTTGTTGAAGCCGGCTCTTCACCTTGCGGGATTATATTAAACTGTTATTGTTAGTAATTCAATATCACTTTGCTGAAGGTTTAAATATTACACTTTTTGCTGCAGGATTTGGCTTGCTAGATACGTCAATATAGCTCATTGCATTTTTTGCAACATTGTCAAGCTTTGATTTTAATTCATCTAGAGAAGCTATTCCTACATGTGACTTGGCTGATTCAGATGAAGATTCTTTAAAAGAATTTATTGCACGAATTAAATCAGCAGCTGATTTCATAACTTTAGAGCCGGCTGTGATATCAGAAGCATCATGTTCTTCAGTAAGATTTTGAATCTCTTCTTTGATTATTTGCTTAAGCTGTTTAGCAGTAATTTTATGCATTGCAATTGTTCCTGGGTATATGTATCTTCTTCACTTGTAGAGCCAAGAAAAATCTGAATTATCTGTTTGATTTGTTGATTCGGAATGATTTTGATTTCCAAATGGTGACATACTTCTAATTTGAGGATGGATTGGCATCATAGTATTTCTATTGCCTGGCAGTCCTATTGCATCGCTTACAGATCTACTTCCTCTTGAAGTAGCTTTTAACATTGCATAAGCCATATTTGATGCTTGATCGTTACCCGAACTCTCACCAGCTGTCAGCCACATTCCAATAGCGATACTGATAATAAGATCATCGTGCGCATCTTTTGATGCCATCGCTTTTGAACCATTCCATACGAAGGCCTGCATTTGATCATAAAGTCGCTGAGAATAAGATTTAATAACACCATTTCTTATCAATTCTTCAAGCTTTGCAAGCATTTGATGACGAGACTTGGCTTGTGTTGAAAATCCTGGAAGATCATCTGGATTTACTGGTCTATAATCAAATGGGTCGCCTCTAGTGCCACTGTAATACAGTCTTGGATATCCTGCATCTCTTAGCTTTACACATGTAAAGTAGCCGAAAGAATTTTGTTCAGGACAGAGCAGGGCATCATTATAGAGTTTTCCATATTCAAAAAGAATATCAGAAAGTTTGTCGGGCGGAATTTTTCCCATAAATTCTGCACAAACTTCGCAAGTTTCGTAATCAATTACATGAAAAGCTGAATAATCAGAAGCATCACCACGAGAGACGTCTGCTGAAATAACATATTTTTTGTTAACTTCAGGATTTCTCCAAATCCACACGCCGTTCTGAGGTCCAGACTTTGTAATTGGATTTTGAATCATCTCTCTCATTCTGTCAAGCTCGCCCGGCTGAAGGAATGTGTCGCCTGATGTGATAAAGTCGCATAAAAATTCTTGTGCAACTTTTCTTCTAGGAAGATTCCTGGTCTCTTTATCAAACCATTCTTGATCATGGTCGGGATGAACATACCATGGGAGTCTGATAGGATTAAAATCATTAAGTCCTGATTCAGCTTCCGTCCACAACTTATAATATTGACCACCTACGCCGTTCGGTGTCGACAAAATAACAGCGCTACCACCAGTTGAAAGAGTAGGGTAGAGTCCGGTCCAGATGTCGTCAAAGTCTCTAATGAATGCAGCCTCATCAACAATAAGCAAGGCCAACGCTTCAGAACGTCCAGCATCAGGAGAAGTCGGAACTGCTGTTATTGTTGAACCATTTGAAAATCTAATTGACTGTTTGGTTGGCTCAAATTTAGTCAACAAGAGCCATGCTGGAAGAGAATCAAGCATTGTCTTCACCTTTTTGATGAAGTTCATTGCAGTAGGCAATTTTGTTGCAATAACAAGAATATTCTTGTCTTTCTTAAAGAGCGCCATCCAGAGAGCATAAGCAGCAGTAACAGTAGACAAACCAAGCTGTCTAGATTTCAAAACAATGTTAAATCTACTTTCTTGAAAAGACTTGACACATTCATCTTGAAATTCATAAGTTTCAAATGGGATTAAACCTTTAACGGGGTGCTGAATTTTCGTGTATTCTTTCATAAAATACACGGGATTTTTTCCGCACTTTAAAATTTCTGAAACTTGCTGCTGTCTGTTTATATTGACTGGATTTTTACTCATGACATATCAAAGATGTACGTTTTTCTATAATACGCTGTTCTCTTTGGTGTGTGATGGTAACCACCGCCTATCATCTCAACAGAGTCAGATTCGTCAAATTTTTCTAACTTCAAAGAATCTCCTGTTAATTCTTTATAAGCTTTCTTAAGAGAACTTATTCTATCTTTTATAAGTCTATCTGCAGCCTCTGATGATCTCTTCTTTGTAATCTGTGCCTCACCGCTAGAAGAAAAGTTAATAATGTCAATATAAGTTACCGTCAATCTTGATCCAAAGTCTCCAGATTTTTCATCTTTGTCAGCCAAGTGTACTACACCTGAAAATGAAAATTTTACCGAATAAGATGAAGCTTTTGGAGTCGAAGATCTTCCCCATGTTGTATCTACAATATTGTTTAGTGCACTGAGATCAATTTTTTTTGACATAACTTGCGCTCGCTGATGCGGTAAATAGGTGTCACATTTCTAATTTAGACTTAATGTATTCTTTAGAGGGTCTCCAGCCAACTTTCCAATCTTCAAGCTTAGGATAAATTATCTTATTGGAACAAGAATCACAGCACTCAAATTTTCTAAAAGACTCTTCGTCATAGTAAGAAGTCATAATTGTCTCGCAAAATGGACAAAAAAGAGGTGGTGAAGTTGAAGGATCCTTCTCTTTAATGACATAAAATCCATCACATTCCTTGATCAACCTGTCATTAAGATACGGTTTCCACTCGTTCATACGAACACCATCTTTGAATCTTTCTCGTTCTTTGTAATCTCTAAGATATGATCAGCAACATCCTTGATTCCGTCAACATGTGTGATCACCAAAATTAATCTAAAAAACTTCTTTAGACTTGTCAACAATCTATTGCATGCTTCGACGCCGGTATCATCTAATGTTCCGAATCCTTCATCAATGATGAACATATCTGACTTTGACATCGAAGAAACATTTACCAATGCAACTCTTAATGCAATAGAAGCAATAGTCTTCTCCATTCCAGAGCACAATTCAATTATCCTACGAGAGTCTCCGTAATTGATATAGATCTCAGATGCATCTGATTCATCATCATTTTCCATTTCAATAGAGAAATCAACAATTCCGTGTAGGATCTTTGAAATTTCTGCATTAATGACCGGTAGCTGTGACCTTGTTATGATCAAGGGAATTCCCTTCTTTGAGAAGGCACCTGAAATGATCTCATATGTCTTCATCGACTTTAAGATAATATCTCTAGCTGATCTCTCTGTAGATAATTTTTCGATATCTGAAAGGAGTTTTCCTCTCTGAGTTGCTAAGTTCATCCTGATCTCATCCGATGATTTGATAAGCTTAGTTAATTCTTCTATTTTGGACCTAATAGAAACTACTTCTGTATTTTCTTCATTTTTTAAAGCTTCTTGGAGATCGACCAGACGCTGCTGCGCTGTCTTTAGAGACTCATCGATCGAGTCACAAGATGACCTAGACTTTTCTATCTCGGTTTCTTTCTTCGAAATTTCCAATTTAATCTTTGAAGAAAGCACTGAAGCTTTCTCTAATTTGTCGATCTTTAATTCGATTGATTCTTTATTTAATGCAATGATCGAGTCTTTTAGGCTTGTCAGCTTTTTTAAAGTAGATGCAATCTTTTTATTTTGAGATTCAATTTTATCTCTACTTTGATGAGCGTCTTTAATAAATTTGCATGTGGGATAATCATCTCCACAGGGAACTTCGTCCAGAATCTTTAGAGATTTCTGGTGTTGATTGAGGATCGATGTTTCTTTGTCACATAGATAATTTAACTCTGAAAGAGAACTTTCAAGATCATTTATTGAAGAAAGTCTTCTTTTTAGATCATCAATGTCGTCAGAGGACTCAACTTCTTCTACAATCATTAGCTTTTTCTTCAAATCAGTAATGTCTGATGATAACATCCCAATCTTTGATTTGCAGTCTTGACAAGATTTAACTAATGTGTCAACTTTTTTCTCTTGCAAC